ATCTGCTAGTTTTAATGTAGAGATGTTCATCTCTTGCATCATGGTAGGTATAACCTCACCAGAAACTAAATCGATATTTCTTTTCAGTTCTTTTAATTCTTTTTCTTTTTCTTCAAGTTCATCTTCTAAAGATTTTAGTTTCATAACTTGATCAGACAAAGACTTAGCATCATTTACAGAATTTAAATCTTGTCTTTGGTCTTGTTCAAAATCAATACTACTCATTTACTTCTCCTTTCTCGTATAAATTAATTGTAATAGGATAATATCTTCTCTCTTGTTTATCCCATTTTAATAAGTTGTATTTGCCATTTGTAATATCAGATACAATAGAGCATGCTACACCAATTATTGCAGGATCACCAGTTAATAATAAATAATCATCTGATCTAAAATCTTTTAAAAGTTTTCTTAATTTAAAAATTAGTGGACCAGGAGAAAAAATTATTTGTGATGTTTCAGGTAATAAAAATTTAAACTCACCGTATTTTTGTGCGCCCATAATATTTATTTTTGGGTTACCTGCTTTTGTTCCAGCAATATGCTGTATTACATAAACTATTCTTTCTGACATACTTGACAAACAATATAGGATGTTCTATATATTTGTCAACTAGAAAGAAGAAAAAATATTATGGATTACAAGTTTAAAACAAAGCCATACGCACATCAAATTAAAGCGTTGGAAATGTCATGGGATAAACCATACTTTGCATACTTTATGGAGATGGGTACTGGTAAATCAAAAGTATTAATAGATAATATATCTATGCTTTATGACAATGGTAAGATCAATGGTGTTCTAATTGTGGCACCAAAAGGTGTAGTAAAAAACTGGTATGAGTCAGAGATACCTACACATTTAGTTGATCACATAGATCACAAAACTGTTTTGTGGCAACCTTTAATTACAAAAAAACAAACTGCATCATTAGATAGTTTGTTTGAGACAGGAGAAGATTTACATATATTAATTATGAATGTAGAAGCATTATCTACACAAAAAGGTTACAACTTTGCACAAAAATTTTTATTTTCTCACAGAGCTTTGATGGCAATTGATGAGTCTACCACGATAAAAAATCCAGAAGCTAAACGTACAAAAAATATTTGTCAGTTAGGTCTGGCTACTAAGTATAATAGAATACTAACTGGATCACCGGTAACTAAATCACCATTAGATTTATACAAACAATGTGAATTCCTGATGCCTGGTCTATTGGGTCATGAGTCTTATTATACATTTAGAACTAGATACGCTGTGATGAGAACAGCAAACTTTAGTGGTAGATCAGTACAGATAGTTGTTGGTTATCAGAGACTAGATGAGCTGTCAGAAAAACTAAAAGCATTTTCTTATCGTGTGTTAAAAGATGAGTGTCTAGATTTACCAGAGAAAACATTTATGAAACGTGTAGTTACGCTGACACCAGATCAATTAAAAGTATACAAAGAGATGAGCAGATTAGCTCTTGCTAATTTTAACGGCAAGATGATGACCACAGCTACAGTCTTGACTCAGCTGATGAGACTACAACAAATAACTTGTGGTAATTTTATAGCAGATGATGGGACAATGACTGAATTACCCACAAACAGATTACCAGAATTGATGGATCTATTAGATGAGATAGAGGGTAAAGTTGTTATTTGGGCTAACTTTCAAAGAGATGTGCACAGAATAATAGAACATATTAGCAAAGAGTATGGACCAGATTCTTTTGTAGATTATTATGGGCTAACACCACAAGAAGATAGACAAAAAAATATACAGAAGTTCCAAGATCCTAGTTCCCCGGTCAGATTTTTTATAGGTACGACTCAAACTGGTGGCTATGGTATTACACTCACAGCTGCTAGCACTATGATATACTATTCCAATGGCTATGACCTGGAGAAGAGACAACAATCAGAGGCTAGAATAGATCGTATAGGTCAGAAAAAACCCATGACATATATAGATATAATATGTGAGAAGACAGTAGATACCAGAATAGTAAAAGCTTTGCGTAAAAAAGTTAACATTGCAACACAGATAATGGGAGAGGAATTAAAAGAATGGATCTAAGACCTGGTGTAGTTATAAGAATGGGATTGTGGATTAGTTTGGTTATGTGTATGCTGTGGTATTTCTAGTATGCATATAAAGTATGAAATAGAACCTGTATTTAAAATAGAGTTTTTTAAAATTAAATGCACTAATTTTAAAAATAAAAAAGAACATCTAGAAGAGGTTCTTAAAATGTTTCCTGAAATGCCTTTTCCAAATTTTTATAGTAATAGAAACAAAGCGGATTTTACTTGGCAACTACAAGAAATATTTAAAGAAGAGTTTTCTTTGATAAGAACTAAGTATAATACAAAGATAGACGTGACTAGAGCCTGGTCTGTTACATATGATAAAGGACACTACCATGTTCCTCACAACCATAGTTCTCAGGGATATGCAGCTATATTATATTTACAAATGAAAAAAGACTCACCTAAGACAACATATATACAACCTTGGAATAATGAAAAAGATCAAAGTGTTTTGTATACTCCAAATGTTGAAGAGGGTGATATTATGATAGTGCCACAGTTTGTAACACATTATACAGAACCAAATAAAATTTATTTTAAAAAAAGAATTGTAGCTTTTGACTTTACACTAAGTCTTTAGCGCTGCCTAATATAGGTTTGTATTTAGTCCTACCTTCAGATTTGTATGCATGTAAAAATGATGCTCTTGGTTGATCTGCCACCCAGCTGCAGTGGATCCATCCGCTGTTGGGTTCACCCGGAGTGTAGAACTCGAGGATAAGCTGATCTGGTTCGAGGTTATTTTTTATCCAATCAAATAATTCAGCGTTGTCTGTTCCAATTACTTCGAAGTCTGCCGCCTCAGCCTTGGCGTGCTGTGAATTTACAGAGCTACCGATGGCTACACATAACTCACTGCTACGAAATCCGCTTGTCACCTTGACCCTGCCGAAGTGATCACGTACTGGCTGCAAAATATTTTCACATAATAATTTTAATTTTTCTATTTGTTCTGCGTTAGGGTTATTGTTGATGCCCTTACGTATAGCAGTGTCGCTTTTGATAAGCTCTGAGAGACTAAAGTTTCGTGTAAGTTTCATTATTTAAATATTATTCCTAATGCAAAGAGTGCAGCAGTTCCCGCAGCTGCTAAGAGAACCCAATAGACTTTGTCTATCTTACCGCCCAACTTCTCGACGTCTTCGTGTACATGTTTTAAATTTTTCTTAACACCCGATATGTGTCCGTACAAAGATAAAATGTGTTCTCTAGTATTTTTTGGTTGCATTGCCATAATTAATCTCGTCCAAAAAGTATAGCAAGTTTCTGTGCTGTGCTCAAGTTGTTAAAACTACTACCTGCGCCTGAATTTGCTAGTATTGCTGTGTCTGGTGGAGGTAAATTTAATGTGTTTGGTGTTACAGGTGTTTCTCTTGCACTAGGTAATAGTGGATTTTCTATAAACGGAAAGTTTGGTTCTTGTAATGACACACCACGCATTTGTTCTTGTATTGATGCAATAGCGTTAGCTGCAGTTTCTAATGGATTAACTGCTCCTATGTTAGCCGCATTCTCTGCAAAAGCTCTTCTAATATCTGGTGATATATTAATAGGTCTAAAAATATTATTGTCTATTGTATTTACTTCTATGTTAGAAAGTCTACCAACAGATGTTCTAAAAGCTGTTTCACCTATATTTAATACTCTAGCAGCATCTATATCTTTTTTAAAATCTTGTCTAACTCCAAACAATGATCTGTTTGCATTTATGTATGAATCTACAACATCTCTTGGTTCTATTGGTCCACCTCGTAACGCTTCTCTTGTAAATAGTTGTCTAGATTCCCTAACACCTCTTTGATAGTTTGCTACTTTAAAATCTAATCCTCTGCTTGGATTTACATTAACAGATCTAAATCCAAATAAGCCTGCAAACTCATCACCAAATTCAAATGTTTGACCATACTTATCAAACTTACCTTTTGTTAAAACATCTACAGATTCTATAGATCTATCTAATCTTTTTAATTGTTCAAAAGAAAACGGCATCTGTGCTTTAACCAGGTGACCCATAATTTTATATGCTTTATCTCCTGGTAAATCCTGTGGGTTAAATACCTGGAACCCATCTCTAGTTCTACCACCTCTAGCTAATAAGTCTGCTACAGCTTCTGTCCAAATAGACTCAGATATAAATGGTTGTGCAAACTCTGACATAGATGAAAATGTACCAGCAATAAAATCATCCATCAAACCATCTTCATCTGTTCTGCCGTCAGCAACAGCGTTGATTATAGTTTGAACTGGTCTAATTAAAGTGTCGTATGCATTAGCATGACTAAAATCTACGTATTTAAAATTACCTTTCTCATCTTTTATAGGTAATAAAGTAGAGTTTTTTGACCAATCAGCAACATATCTTCTAATAGCTTCTCTTTCTTCATCTGTTACATCGTAGATAGCTTGAAAAGCTTTTTGTGTTGCGTATGGCACAGCTGCAACAGTAGCACCAAAACCAAATAATCTAGTATGACCTATACCTTCAAAAGGTTTTATGATTGTACCATCAGGTAATTCAAATGTTTCATTTATTTCTCTAAGACCACGTCTTACAATATTTGTACCTGTTCTAACTATCTCTGCAGGAAAAGATACAAAGTTACCAATCGGTAATTTTCTTAATGACTTAACAAAATCAGATACATAGTCATAGTTTGGTATGTTGTTTCTTACAATGTCAGCAGCTTCCTCTTTAAAAAATTGGTCATCTACAACAACATCAACGCCATTTCTTTTTACTGTCATACCTCTTGTAACACCTTTGTTTGCAAGAGCTTTTTCTAATCTTGTTTTTTCCATGGCCCATGATGCTATCTTCCAGAAATCATCTTCAGCTGTGTATAAATCCTGTGATACAGATTTTAATTTAGATAATGGTTTTAATAATAATCTTAAACCTTTGTCTGATGTCATGGTTTCACCAAAGTTTACATCTTCAAGCAATCTAGTTAAATCTCCTAATCTTACATTTGAGTTTACAACACCAAGTTTTAATAACTCTTCGTATAAATCATTCTGCTGCCTTGTGCCTTTTAGTGGTGTTTGTAGTGCCTGGTACGCTGTCTTGATAGCTTGACCATCTGGTATAATACCATTAGCTGTTGCAAAAGCACCAGCACTAACAAAGTTTCTAACATGCGTTACCGGTGATAAAATTGTTTTAGCTATTTGTGACAAACCTTTTGGATATAGTATAAGACTCTGATACAGCTGTCCTAATATTCCTGCTTTGTCAAAAGATAAAGAAGTGTTTTCTAAAGCATCAGCCATTCCTTTTGTTGTATATAATTCATTTAATGGATTTATAGACCCACCTTTTGCTGCAACACTAAGAGTTTTAGCTTGGTCAATTCTTATTTGTTGAAAGTCATCACCAAACACAAGTCTTGCTTCGTCTGCAGTTTCAACAAACATAGGCTTTTTACCATTAGCAATAAGTTCTTTGTTTTTAGCAATTAAATCTTGAAAGAAAAGATTTCTTCTAGTGATCATAGATAATTTAGCTGTGCCACCTAATATAGTTTGCATAGGGTTTGCTTGTTTACCTAATAACTTTTCAAATACTTTTCTATCTGCTTCTTTTATAGCTCCTGCTGATACTAATGCAGATCCTCTAGCTGTTACAACTTCATCTAACGTAGTTCTGTTTACAAAAAAATTAGGGACTTCAAAGATAGCATCAGATGGTTTATCCATTCTAATACCTTTAGGTAGTCTTGCAGTTCTTAATACTCTGGTAACAGCTTGCTCTGCCTGTAAGTCTGTAAGTTCTTCTCCTGCTTCTCTTGCACTAGATTTAAATACTTCCTTAGCTTCATCCACTGCTTCTTTTGTAGGCTTGTATCTAACCCATGGAAATATACTTTGATTTTGAAATATGTCATATGTAGACCCAATATAATTTTTAAACTTGTTACCAAATAAAGTTTTAAATTCTTTAATTTCATTTTGTCCTAATGATCTACCTAATTTAGAAAACAAGTCGGACCACCTAGTTCTTATTGTAGAAAGACTTCCAAGTATATCAGTAATAACTTGATCATCTACATTCATGTCTTTTAATTCTTTTACTAATGCAGCTTTTTTTGCTTCATCTAATTTACCAAATGTTGCAACACCAAGATCATCAAGTTTAGGGTCACCAGACAATAATAAATCATTTATTTTTGTTAACATTTGTTTTCTTTTTGCAGCTTCTGCTTGATTTAAAACTGTACGCATAGGTGGAAAAACTTTGTCTATTGCTTGATCTAGTTCTCTAGATATGTTTCTTGCACCTGCAGCGTCTGCAGCTCTTTCACCGACTGAAGTTCTTTCAATTCCAAAAAATTCTTGAGTCTTACCACTACGTGCCCTGAACCCTGAGGCAACTTTATCTATAAAAGCATCTAGTTTAGAGTTTGCTACATCTAATTGTTTATTTCTGTCTGTAAGTTTTTTAACAACCTTACCTGCACCACCAATCAAACCGGTAAACAATGCACCTTCTGTACCAAACTTAACTCTGTTTAATAGTTCTCTTGTAGGATCATCGTCTGTTGATCTATCTATAGCTGTAGGACCACCAACAAAATCTCCAAATGTACCAAGCTGTTCCACATCACCAACGAATACAGCTTCAGCTACACCACCACCTAAAGCACCGGCAATAAATTTATTTGTGTTACCACGTGCGTTTAGTTCTAGTGCTTTATCAACACCTTTTTTAAGATTAGGATTTGTTAATTTAAAATATTTATTATTTCTACCTGCACGCATTGCATCTTCTGCAAGTTGTGCACCTATTTTCATACCTCTGACTGCAGGTATACCTATGTTTACTAATGCTTCTGTAATTCTACCAGCTGCTGTTGCTTCTGCTTTCTCATCAAATTCTGTAAGATCATCAAAAAATGCTTCGACACTTGCTGCTCTATTTCTATCAACACCAAGATCTAATAATGTACCACCAAGAGAAAAGAAACCTTTTGGTATTGCAATTAGTCCTGATGCAACACCTGATAATATAGATTCTAATGTACCTACTTTGTTATTATCTTCTGCACTTTTTAATCTAGTGTCTACAAGAGTAACCATTATTTACTCCTAAAATACAAATCTGTCTACAAGTCCGCCGTCACTTATGTGAACTATTCTACCACCGACTACATAGTTTCCTTCAGGTAAAGGAGCTTCCTTTCTTGCAATTCTATCTTTTTGTACTTTTTCTATATAGTCTGCCTCTGTCAATGTTGGGTTATCATTTAAAAACTCATCTACTTCTTTAGTTGAAAGTATTCCGTCAACGTCTGTTCCTGCTCTATTAGCTTCAGTAAATAGAGTTTGCCCTTTTAAAGGTAATTGTGATTTTCTATATTCAGCTGCAATATCATCTAAATCACTACCAGCTAATTTTTTATCTGCAAGTGCTAATTGTTTTTCAACTAATTTAGCTTTATTTTGTTCAGCTGGATCACTTGCCTTAATATCTTTTGTAATCTCGCCTTTAAGTATTGCAGCATCAATTTGTTTTTTAAGATCAACACTTTTGTCAAGATTTTTAGATAAAGCATTAATAACATTGCTTGCAAGACTACCAGATTTTAACTGGTCTTTTATATTACCACCTTCTCTTATTTGATTACTTGCATCTATAAGAGTATTGTAAGCTGCTTGTTTATTAAGTTTATCAATACCCATAAGCTTGTAGTATCTTTTTCTATTTGCTTCTATTTCTGCATCTCTTGTTAATGTTTTATCTCCAGTTCCATCAGACTCACCCTTAATTACTTTTTCATCTATTTTATTACCTGCTGTTAGACCTGATTCTTTAGCCACTTTATCGTCAATTTGATTACCTTCTCCATCAAAAAATTTACCACCAACAAAATAACCACCTGTAAGCACACCTGTTGGAGACAATACAAATCTTGCACCTTTAGCAAATAATCCTTTTGCTTTTGGATCTGTAAGAGCATTGTAAGTTCCTCTAACTAATGCGATCGTTGGGTCATTTGCAAAGTATGGTCTAAGTTCTGATATTTGAGCCACGTCTTTTGGATCTGGTCCTGGACCACCTTTTTTAACAATTGGTTTTAAATTTAAAAGTTGACCACCTTTAGATTGTCCAATTTTTACTGGACTAAATGGTGCAGGTTTTTGTGTTTGAAATATATTTTTAATTTTAGAAAAAACACCAGGAGCTGATCTAACTACTGTAGGTGCTGCTGTTCTAGCTGCAGTTCCTCCAGCTAATCCTAAAAAAGGTAAAAATCCTCCAAGAAAATATCCTGGTCTGTCTTTCATACCATCCATGATGCCTTCTTTGATAGGGCCACCCGATCTAAACATAGGTCTTTTTAATGGTCTCATTATTCTATCCGTATAATTTGCCAAAGATACCAGCAAGTCCAACAGCGTTACTTATACCAGCTGTTAGCGGATCAGGTCCTGAAGGCACTGGTGGAGCGACTCCACCAAATCCTGCTAATCCACTTAGACCAGCTCCGAATTGTTGTAATCTTTGTTGTGGTTCAAATGCTGCTGTTCTAGCTGCTGCTTGATCAGCTGCTAATTGTGATTGTGTT